GCATTCCACGGGCCACGGTTGATCGCCATCAGGCGTCCGCCTTTCGAATCAGAGATTGGAGAATCGCCTCGAACGACTGTCGCACGGTGCTCGCCGTCACGGTGAACTTCGGCGCGAGGCCACGGATCCCGAGCTCGCTGATCGCGACATCTTGAATCGTCAGCGACTCGGCAATCCCCAGCGCGGCCAGTGCGATCGTCACCGTCTTCCCGCTTTTGGTTTTGAGATCCCGCGACGCATAGGTGACCGTGACGAGCGGCCGGCTATAGAGCGCGAGCTGCGCATCGCAGACTTGAATGAGGCTCGTTTCGGTGCGCCGCTCGTCGCTCCAGATGTGCTCATACACGCCGTCGCCGCTGCCATCGAGGGCGGCCATGTAGGCTTGCGCGGCGAGATCGTTGCGCTGCACCCACACGTGGATCGGCGCGTTGCGGATTACCGCCTCGAGGATGCCCGTCACGCCGAGCAGGGCGGGCGCCGCGGTGATCGTCGAGTTGTAGCTCACACTCGCGATGAGGGCGCCCGGCCCCGTCGGCGGAATCCCCGTCAGGCTGTTGATCGTTTTCGCGGTATAGCGGACGCCGACTTCGCCGTTCCCGACAATCGCCCAGCCGCCCGTGTCCGCGAAGGCGGCCGTGTTCGCGACAATGATCGCGGTCGAGCCCGCCGGCACTTGCCCGTTCGGTTGCACGAGCCCCGAGGTGTCCGCGACCGGGGGGGGGCCGCCGAGAAACCCATCCGAGATCCCATCGGTGAAGGCCGTCGTCGTGTTGTCGGCGAACGTCGCGATGAGGCCGAGCGGATCGAGATTCGCCCGCGAGCGATAGATCCGGCGCCCGGTGACGGTCGCGCCGCCGATCGCCACCGTGACGCGCACCTGATTCGCGTACGCCGTATTCCCGGCGGGCAGTGCCCCGCCGAGCCCGGCGGAGGCCGTTGTATCGGTGTAGGTCGTCGCCGTGTTATTCGCGATCGTGGCGAGCAGCTTGTACGGGCCGGCATTTGACCAGCGATAGAGCCGACGCGCCGTGACGTTCGCCGGGCCGATCGCGATGCCCGTCAGCGGGACTGTCAAGTACGAGGCGCCGCCCGAGGTGTCCGTCGTGGGCAGCGGCGCATTCGCCGCCACGCTCGCCGTGCTGTCGATGTACGCCCCCGGGGTATTGTTCCCGATCGTCGTGAGCAGCTTGTAGGCCGCCCCGTTATCCGAGCGATAGACCTTCCGCCCAACCGTGCGCGGATCTGCCGAGGTCGGCACGTTCACAGTCGCTTGATCGCCCGGGGGCGTGCCGATCGGCCCGCTGCCGCTGCGCGCCGGCCCAAGACTCGCGTCTGGGACGCTATCGGTATAGTTCGTCGTGACATTGTCGAGCGCGGCCACGAGCCGGGTGAGGCCCGTCCCGCCTTCCGTCCGATACAAGCGGCGCCCCGTCACGCGCGGATCGGGACTGTAGCGCAGATACGAAAAGTGCAGATCCGTATACCCGATCGGCACGTTGAACGGCGCTTCGGCGGGACTCAGGGCCGTCTCATACCCGCCGATCACAAAACTCAGAAAATAGATATACGTCCCGTGCTGCGGGGGCGGCCCCGGGATCGGTTCCATCGTCCCGCCCGGCCCTTGCACGCTGACAGGCGCCACGATCGCCGTGGGCGTGATCAGCGCCCCCTCGTCCCCGGGCAGCGTTTCCCCGCCCGACACGGTAAACGTCGTCTTGTACTGATAGCTCGTCCCGTTCGCGAGATTGCCGACGACTTTCCGGAGGGCGGCGGTCGTCACGCCCGGCGCCTGCACGCCGAGGCCCACCGTCGTCGTCGCCGGCACACTTTGCGGCCCGATCGACGTTTCCCCCGCCGCCGTGACGAACGTCGCGATGTAGTAATGCGTGCCCGCTTCGACCGCGCCCCCGGCTTGCACCGCGCCCGGCACGGGCGCACTCGCGGGCGGCGCGATCAGCCCCACGGTGATCGCCGCAAGCGGCCCGGGTAACGATTCGCCCGCCGCCGTCATGAACGTGAACGCATACTTATGCACGCCGGATTCAATCCCCGTGCCATCAAGGAGCGCGAGCCCCGGCACGGCCGACGGGGAGGCGCCCGGCCCCACGAGGCCGCCGCCCCCGCCGCGTTGCGTGCCCGTATACGTCAGCACGCGCGACGCGGCGCCATCGGGCGTCGTGCCGGCTATCGCTTGCCCGCCGGCGGCGCTGAACATCTCCGCGTTCTCGAGCGGGACGATCGCTTCGCCAATCCCGATCGACGCCGCGATCCGTGTGCTCGCGCCCTTCCCATAGACGCGCGTCCGCACTTGCGATTTGTCGATCGCCCACGTGATCGCGGGCTCGTGCAGGAACCGGTTCGGTGTGTCGTCGATCGGATCGGGCGGATTCCCGGGGGGCGTGACGAAGAGGTACAGCGTCTTATTCTCGAAATACCAGTAGCCTCCGATGATCTTCGCGAGCGCCGTCAGGCAGCCTTTCATGCCGCCTTCCGAGCCGTCGAAATTAATCGACACGAGGGGTAAGCCCGCTTCGACGCCCGCACTGGAGAAGCCCGGCGCATACACGGCGATGAGTTCCTGTGCGATCGTCGTCGCCGAGACGTTCACGTACGGCCGCAGCGGGCGCTTGCGATTCGCCCGCGCCGTATCGTCGATCGCCGTGACCGGATGGAGCACCGTCGACGGCCGCCCCTTGTAGGTTTTCTCGACGGTCTGGAGCTCGCCGCCGAAGAGCAGGACAGGCGCGTTGCTGTTCACCCACACTTCGAGCGGTTGCCCGACGTGCGGCGCCGCGGCGCCATAGAGCGTCATTTGGCAGGTGTTCGGCGCCTCGAAGAGCGCATCCCGAATCGTGAGCGACTTGTAGAGCACGCGCACGGGCGCGTCAGGCGTGGCAATGTCGATGCCCCCGAGGATGATCCGGATATGCGTCGGGCGATCGGCCGCCTGATCCGCCGTCAGATAATTCAGCCGGAAGTTGTTCAGCCGGGTATTCGGGCCGAGGACGGCGGGCTGATACGGCATCAGTTCACCAGCGAGCCGCGCTGTACCTGACTGGTGATCGTTTCGCCGACTTTCCGCGCGAGCCCGTCTTGCGTGTCGACGAGGTTGAAGGTGTTCGTGATGGTCGGCGCGCGTTGGGCGAGGCCCATCGAGAGCGCCCACGTCAGAAAGTCTTTCGGCGGCCCTCCGCCAATCTGGCCGCCGAGCATGCCCCCGCTGGGATTCTTTCGCATGTATTCCGCAAATACGGCTTCGAAGCCGCCGAGCCCGTACGTGATATTCCCCGTGTTAATCGGCACGGGCGCGTTGCCCGGCGATTTCTGATCCATGCCCGGAAGCACGCCCGTCGCCGTTTTGACGGCCGCCGAAGCGATCTCCGCTTTCGCCGTCACCGCCTCGAGGGAGGGGATCACTGCGGTATCGATCACGTCCGACGTGAACCGCCATTCGGTGTTCCATGCTTTCGTGTCGCCGACGTTCGTCTTGATCCATTGATCGAGCGTGCCGAGCGCGGGCTCGGTCGCCGCCATCGTCGCGAGGTTCAGCTTCATCTGGCGATCGAGCGCCTCGACTTGCGAGGCCGACAGGCCCAACGCGAGCGCGACGGTCTCTTGCGACTTCCCGAGCGTCAACGCGTTCATGCCGGCCGTGATCACGGCGGGCGCCATCGTCACCAGCGTCTGATGCCAATGCCCTGACGCCTCGTTGAGTTCATCCTGTGCTTTCCGGATGGCTTCATACTTCGGCCGCGCTTCATCGGCCCACGCCTTTTGCGCCTTCGTGCTGGCGTCGAGCGTCCGGATGTAGTGTTCGATCGCTTCCTTGCTGATGTTGTAATGCGTCGCGAGTTGCTGGATCGTCGAACTGTGGTTTTTGAGTTCCGACGCGATCGTCGGGAGCACATCCCGGTGCTTCGCGATTTCGCGGTTCCAATCGGCCACACGTTGCGTGCCGGTATTGAAACTTTCGAAGACCTCGTTATTGTGCTGCTTAATAATCTGCATCGCCTGATCGAAGTCTTTGATCTCCCGGCCGGCGATCGCCGTGGCGCGTTGAAGCACGTCCAGCCGTGCGCCCGTGCGCTGCGCGACATCATCCCAGCCCATCGCCGTCGCGGTCGTATCGGCGATCGCTTTGCTGAGCCCCGTCCACTGGTCGATCCATGTCCCGATTTGCCAGCCGGCCGCGAACCCCGCCATCGCCGTGGCCGCGATGCCCCAATTGCTCATCTCGCTCGTGGACTTCCCACGCACGCCGCTGAATTCCCGCAGGGCTTGAATCTGCGGGCCGATGCGGACCCCAAAGAGGTTCAGCGTCTTGTCCACGGTGCCGAGGCCTTCGCTAAACTCGCCCATGCCGCTATTGGTGCGCCCCGCCGCGCCTTCGAGATCCTTCAGCTTCACGACGGACTTATCGATCTCAAAGTAGAAGTCTGAAAAGTCCGCCGTCATCACGCCAGACAGTTGCGCCATTAGGCCGCCCCCGCCTTCTCGGCTTGCAGATCTTCGATCAGCACCTCATACACGGCGCGCGGCAACGCCCGGAGATCGTCGTAACTCATGCCCATAATTTTGCAGAGTGCAAGATCGGTCCTCATGCGGTCACGGGTTCGGGGATCGTTTTTTTTTCCTCGACCGCGCGCCGATTGGCACGCAGGTGTGGGGCGAGCGCCTCGACGATCTCATCCATCGTCGCCGTATCCAAATTCCGCAACGTGGCCCGGCGTTCGTCGACGGATTGCATCGGGCTATACGGGATCGGTTCGTTCCCCGCGCCGACAAACGACCACCCGACGAGATACGCGAGAATCACCGGCAGTGTGCGGGGCGCAGGCTCGGCTTCGAGATCGAGCCCTTCGCCTGCGTTGAGTTCTTTTTTGACGGTAATGAAATCGCCGTCCGAGAGCGGTAACCGCACCGACTCGGGCGTGACCATCCGACAGCGGCCCATGTGCTCGCCTCCTATTGTTCCGGGGACCCCAGCCGTGCCCACAGGTTCAGCGACCCGATCGAGATTTCCTGCACCGGCCACGCCCAATAGCCGCCCGCGCGGGGCGCGGTGAACAGCAGCGGGCGTTGTCGTGCTTGGACGGGATCCACACGCGCGATCGTCGCGGTCAGCGTCCACACGGGATCGGCCTGCGATCGGGCAATGCGCCACGATCGCAGATCAACGGCAATCGCGTAGCCCCACAGGATCGCGCCCGCGTTGCCGGTGACCGTCAGCGAATCGAACACGCGCGCCTATGCGTGGATGCCCGCGACCCACGTCGTGCCGTTCCAATTACATTTGCTCGCATCGCCGAGCAGCATGTATTGACCCGTCACCCAGTTCGTTGCGGGGCTCGCCGTTTTTCCCGTCATCGCGGCGAGATTCGCCGGGGCCGCCGCACCCGCTGGCGTAAAGAACCCCGGGGCGCCGGCGGTCGCGCCCGTCGCCACCACGACCGCTTTCATGTTGAACGGCCCGGCCGCTTTCCAGGTGCCCGAGATTTTCGGGGCTTGCAGGCTGGAGTCAATACTCGCGTCGAGATAGGCCTGTCCGGTCCACGCCATGTTGGGCTCCGTGCTGTTCGGCACGAGTTCGAGCAGCCCGGGCGTCGTCGCTTCGGCGGCTTTATACAGCGCGAGTTCCTGCGAGTTGTGGAACCCTCCGATGGTCCCCTCACAGGACCGGAGACCCGGCACAAACACGCGATTCGTGTCACCGTAGCAGGAGACATCTTCGTACTCGCAGCTGAAATTGCCAGTCCAGGCATTTAACGACGCGATTAAGACTGGCGTCACGCCACCCTGATCCCATTTCACTTGTCCATAGCGCCCTGTCAGAATTGCCATTGGTGACTCCTTTTTCGTTAACGCGCCGTTAAGGACTTACGCTGCCTCCTCGTGCTTCGCGATCAGCCCCACGGATTCCAGCAACACGGCCAACTTCTGATACATCCAGCGGCGATGCCGGATCATCGTCGGTACAAACACGGGGCGCGGGACGCCCTTCACGCCAAACATGGTCCCGCGGTCCCACTTCTTTTTCGTTTCGCGCGGTTTGAGTTTCCAGCCGTTCTCGTGCCACCACGCGTGCGGCGACGTGCTCCGCACTTGCGCCGCCACGGCGAAGGCCCCGACTTCGATCGGGAAGACCTTTACGCCCTTCTTTAACTGCCCCGGCGGCACCCAGCGTCCTCGTCGCCAGTTCCCCGGCCCCGTGGGATACTGCGCCTCCACATCGGCCGCCGCCGCATAGGCGGTATCCAACACGATCTGCGTCGCTTGCCCCTTCAGTTCAGCCGGCAACTTGGCGAGCGCGTTTTTCAATTCTGCGATGCCTTGGATCGTCAACGTGGCCTGGATCGGCATCACATCACCAGCGGCACGGCGTGACAGGCCAGCTCGACGCCGCGCATGTCGACGTTCTCGACGCTGGTGATCGCAAACGTTTGACTTCCGAACACCATCCGGGTTTTCGTCGTGATGCCCGGGTGAAAATCGCCGCGCACGAGATACGAGGCGGAACTGATCGGCGTGCCCGCCACGGGCTCGATGAACACGCCAATGTCGTCGCCCGTGGTTTGCGACAAGCTCACGTACCACGTCGCTGGATCCAGATCGATCCACGTGCCCGCCGGCCCCGGGTTTTGCACCGTCACGACGTGCCGCCAGTCCCCGCGCGCCATCAGGCCACCGTGGGATCGCGATACGCCGCGAGCAGGGCGTAGATTTTCGGCCACACGTCCGGCTGCCCGCCGTCGCCGCGGTCCTCATACAAGTAGGCGGTCAGCATGTGGATCGCATGCGTGACGGCCGCGGGCGCCGTCGCCGCGGTCCACGTGGGGTCAACCGCGACGTTGAGGTACCCGAGGATCGCCTCCTGCGCCGTCGCGAGCTTCTGCGTGATGTCGGCATCGTGCGCGGTGCCGGTGATCCGCAGATGCACCTTCGCCTGATCGACGGTCCACAGCGCCGGCAACGTCACGCGCGAGAATTCGAGCGTCACGCGGGTACCTCGTCTTCGGCGGGTTCGGTCGCTTCGGTCGTCGCTGGCGGTGCGGCCGGCACGGACGGCGGTTCGCGCTGCGCCAGCGTCGACAAGGGCCAGTCCTGCTGTTGCCGGTAGGGCGTCTCCCCGCCGGGCACGGGGCCGAGGCCGAACCATTCGCTGCGGGCTTCGTTCGGCGACAACACGCCGGCACTCGTCGCAGCTTGCGCGGCCTGCACGCGGGTGAGCGTGTCCATCCAGATCAGCAACGTGTCATCGAATTCGAGCGTGAGATACGACGGCAGATCCAGCCCTTCGCCGAGACACGTCGCGATCGACACGAGATGCGGTTCCAGGCACTGCGATTTGTATTGCAGCTGTGACGCTTCCGCGTTGGCGTAGGGCGGTTGCTTGCTGCTGTTGAGGATGCTGATCGGCATGCCCAACACTTCACAGACTTTCTCTTCCGTCCAGCCGAGCTGCTCGATCACCGCCGCATCGACCGCCGACGTGGACACGCTTTCATATTTCATCCCGAGTTCGGCGATCAGGATCTCGCCGCTCTTGAAGTTCGCCGCGTCCGTCTTCAAGCGGGCCGCTGAGAGCGGGTCCAGCTTCGTCGGCGCGATCAACACGCCCGAGGGCCGCGCGCCCTTCGCGAAAAACGTCGTGCTGTTATCGGCGATCGCTTTCGCTTGCGCAATCGCGCCGGTCAGCGCCGTGAGCGGCGAGATGCCGCAGAGCGGATGATACAGACAGTTCCAGCGATCGTGAATCAGTTCGCGCGCGGGAATCACGAGCGGCTGTGTCTGTTCCGGCATGCCCGCTAGTTCGTTGCTTTGTAGCTCGTAATAGACGGAACCATCGGGCGCCGTCAGCACTTTCACGCGCCCGGGATCCAGCCGATGCAGTTCGTTGACGACCCCGCGATCGTCGCGATGTTTCAGGAGATAGGCGTTCCCCCACAGCAGCTTGTCAAGCACCCACTGTTCAATAAACTGCTGCGCCGTCTGATAGTGGTTCGGACGGCGCAACACGGGGCTATACGCGGGATTGCTGGTTTCCGACCAGAAGCCATTGCGATCGCGTTCGAGCAGCAACGGCGGCGCGATCTTGCTGATGTCCTGACTGATGCGCGAGACGGCGCCGAACACGCTGGGATTCCCGAGCGCGGATTCGGTCGTGAGCGGATCGTTGTGCTGCCACGCGCCCGTATACGGTTCACGGACGACCGGATACCACGATCCACTTCCGCCGCCGACCAGCGTCAACATGGACGCCAGCCGCGATCGCACCGTCGAGAGCACGCCCACGGCTTACTCGCCGCGCTTCGCTTTACCGTTCGCGGTCAGCGGATCGCTCATGGCGCCCGTTGGCGAGGGCCACGCCGTCGCAGTGAGATATTTGACCGAGTTCGTGCCGATGCGCTTCCAGGTGATATACCGCTCCGCGCGCAATGCGACCGCGTTCATTTGGAACATGGACACCAGCACCGTCGTGTCGACGATCGGGGATGTCGGCGCCGAATCCATCTGCAACGAGGCGTCCGTCGAGGCGTCGATCGTGACCCCGCCGTCATCGGCCATCATGATGTATTGCGGCTGCAACGCAATCACGTTCGTCGTCACCGTATTCGAGGTAATGAACTGCAAGCCCTTATACGATCCGCCGTTGATCCCGATGCCGGGGAACTCGGGTGAGCCGTCGAGGTTCGTGCGGAACGACAGCGCGAGCGCATTCGACGGCGACAGGATGAACGTCAGCCCGTCAACGGGAATGTTATTCGTCGCGAAGTGATTGATCAGCCCGAGGATGTCGGCGAGCGGGTTCGTCGTCGCCGCCGCCGTCGGCGCCCCGTTCGTGATCGACGCCGGATTGATGCCCGCGACCGCCGCCACCGCGGGATTGATGAATTGCACATCGAGGAACCCCGCGATGTCCTTCACCAGGGAATCGCGCACGACGGCTTCGGCTGAGGGATTCGAGAACCGCACCAGCTCCTGCGACAGCACCACGATCGCCGCGACTTTGTTGAACGGCAGGTTTTCCATCGCGAAGGCCATCGCGGTGACGGGTTTCGGCTTCAATTCTCCGACCCACGCCACGACGCCGCCGGCCGTTTGCGCGGGCACGTTCACGTTGAACGGCGCCTTCCGCAAGCCGGCGATCTTCCCGATGATCGTCGCCGCACGGAGCAACGGCAGGAAGTCGGCGGTAATCGACGGATTGACGAGCGGCTTCGCCCAGGTCGCATCGGTCGTCGTGCCCGCCGCCACGGCCGCCTTCAACGCGAGCGTCACCTCGGGCGTCGAGCTGCCCCAGCGATTCTGCGCATAGGTCACCGCGTCGGTATTCATGTATTTGCAGCCGATGCTCGCGATCACATACCGCGCGAACTTGATCCCCGGCTCGACGTTCTCGGTCACGGACACGTGCGAATACGGCGAGGTCACGGCGGTCGCCTTCGTCATCTGCACCGCTTCCATGTCGCGCCAGCGCGCCTCGTCGGCCTCGCAGTTCTTGATTTGGAGCTTGAGGCCGTCGACGGTCGCGGCGGTCGTCTCATCGAGGGTGCTGCCGGCGGGCGCGCTCTCCATGAGATTCTTCATTTGGAGGCCGAGGTCGGCCCGTGTCTGCGTGAGGCCCTGAATGCGTTCGGCGATAGTCATGATCGATCCTTTCGA